AGGTTCTGGTCGTAGGTTGTATACAGATGAGAATCCGAAAGATACTGTTGGCATCAAGTATGCGACTCCCGCTGATGCAAGGGCCACCGTACGAAAAGTAAAGAAGATAAATAAACCTTTTGCTAGAAAGATACAGATACTGACTGTCATGGAACAAAGAAGTAAGGTAGCCGGTAAGACAGAACAAGCGCGGATAGCAAAAGAAGCAAAAGAAAGTTTAAGACGGCAACGCGGTACAAAGAAGTCTTAAGGGGATATAGATATGGCTATCGAGAAAGGACTCTATTCTGCACCAGAAGGCATGAGCGAAGTTGCCGAAGCAGACGGACCTGAACTAGAAATCGAGATCATCGATCCCGAAGCGGTGATTCTTGATGACGGGTCTATGGAGATTACCTTGATCCCTGACGCCGGTATCGAAGACATGATGGCGTTTGATATTAATCTTGCCGAAGTCTTAGACGAATCTCATCTACAAGAAATTTCTAGCGAGCTATCTGGTTTGATTGAATCAGATATGTATGGTCGTAAAGAGTGGGCCGATACTTTTGTAAAAGGTTTAGATGTATTAGGGTTCAAGTACGAAGAACGCACTGACCCGTGGGAAGGCGCGTGTGGCGTGTATTCGACTGTATTGGCTGAAGCGGCGATTCGTTTCCAAGCCGAAACCATGTCAGAGACATTTCCTGCCGCTGGGCCTGTAAAAGTTAAGATTCTGGGGGAAGAAACCAAAGAGAAGACTGAAGCCGCTCAACGTGTTAAGGCGGACATGAACTATGAATTAACTGAGCGAATGGTCGAATACAGGCCAGAACATGAGCGAATGCTCTACAGCTTAGGACTCTTTGGTTCAGCGTTTAAAAAGGTCTACTACGATCCCAATATGGGGCGTCAAGTCGCTATCTATATTCCAGCAGAAGATGTCATCGTGCCTTACGGCGCAAGTCACATCGAAACGGCGGAGCGTGTGACACATGTCATGCGTAAGACCAAGAACGAGTTGCGTAAGTTACAGGCGGCTGGGTTCTACCGTGACATTGAGTTGGGTGAGCCACAGTCTTATCACTCTGATATTGAAGAGCGTAAAGCAGAAGAAGGTGGGTTTTCGCTAACTGATGACTACCGCTACGCACTGTACGAAGTTCATGCCGATCTTGTTATCGAAGGTATTGACGATTCAGAAGAAGATATTGCCAAACCCTACGTAGTCACTATTGAACGTGGCACCGGTGAGGTTTTATCGATACGTAGAAACTGGAATGAGATGGACTCGCTCCAACTCAAACGCCAGCATTTTGTACATTATGTGTATGTCCCCGGATTTGGCTTCTACGGCCTTGGTTTGATCCACATAATAGGGGGGTACGCTAAAGCGGGAACATCGCTCATACGGCAGTTGGTGGACGCTGGTACGCTGTCTAACTTGCCGGGCGGTCTTAAGTCTCGTGGACTACGAATCAAAGGTGATGATTCACCAATCGAACCCGGAGAGTTTAAGGACGTTGATGTGCCTAGCGGGTCTATCCGCGACAACATCATGCCGCTCCCATACAAAGAGCCAAGTCAGACTTTACTAGCCCTCTTAAACCAGATCACAAACGAAGGTCGTCGTTTGGGTGCTATCTCTGACATGAATATTTCTGACATGTCAGCTAACGCGCCTGTAGGTACAACTCTTGCGCTTCTAGAGCGAACTCTTAAACCGATGGCGGCAGTGCAAGCACGCGTCCATTACACCATGAAACAAGAGTTTAAAATGCTCAAAGAAATCATGGCGGAGTTTGCTCCACAAGACTACGACTACGAACCGATCCGTGGCGAAGTTAGTGCACGTCAGATGGACTACGCGATGGTGGATGTGATCCCTGTTAGCGATCCGAACTCATCTACTATGGCCCAGCGGGTTGTGCAGTACCAAGCCGTATTGCAGATGGCACAGTCCGCACCGCAGATCTACGACTTACCACAGCTTCATCGTCAGATGATTGAAGTGTTAGGTGTTAAAAACGCTGATAAGTTAGTACCCACAAAAGACGATGCGAAACCGACTGACCCAATCAGTGAGAACATGGATGCATTAACAGGCAAACCTTTACGTGCGTTTATTTACCAAGACCACAAAGCGCATATCGCAACACATACCTCCTTCATGCAAGACCCCTCTATCGCCGCTATGATCGGGCAGAACCCACAAGCAAAACGAATCATGGCGTCTTTACAGGCGCATATCGCGGAACACCTTGGGTTCCAATATCGTCAAGACATCGAAGAAAAACTTGGTGCGCCACTTCCACCGCCCGGAGAAGAACTTCCAGAGCAGATAGAAGTCGATCTATCACGGCTTGTTGCAGAGGCAGGCGCACAACTTATGCAGGGCAACCAACAGAAACTTGCCGCACAAAAAGCGCAACAGCAAGCGAAAGATCCTGTTATGCAACAGAAGCAGGCTGATCTGCAAATTAGGGCACAAGAAGTTCAACGCAAAGCCGCAAAAGACCAACAAGATTCTCAACTCAAGCAGGCTGAACTGCAACGTAAGGTGCAAAAGGATCAGATGGACGCCATGTTGGATGCAGAGAAGCTCAAGTTAGATCAACAAGAACTTCAACTCGACGCTCAAAAAGAAGGCGTTCGAGCGGCGGCAGACCGTCGCAAGGACAGCACTCAACTTGATTTAGAGTTAGCAAAACTTATGGAACAAGAGAACCGAGGTAATTAATGCCTAAAACCGTCTTTGACGTGCTTACAGATAAAATCGACGAGCAAATCTCGTCCGCACATACTTTTGTAGCAGGGGGTGCTCCACAAGATTACGCCCACTACAGAGAAGCTGTTGGACTCATTCGGGGTCTGGAGTCCGCAAAAATGTTGGTAGAAGACCTCTCGCGTAACTTTATGGATAATGACGATGACTAATACTCAGCCGCTGAAAATGCCTGATGCTCAAGATAAAGAACTTTCCGATACTGACTTTGATAAACAACTTCCAAAACCTGTGGGTTATCGGCTTTTGATAGCTCTCCCTGATATTGAGGAGTCTTACGAAGGTAGTGATCTTATTAAAACTTCTGACGCCATGCGAAAAGAATACATCATGTCAATCATGGGTGTGGTTCTGGATATGGGTGATGGAGCGTATGCTGATAAAGATCGCTTTCCTGAAGGCCCATGGTGTAAAGAAGGTGATTACGTAATGTTTCGTATGAACACTGGCACTAGGTTCAAGGTTAATGGTAAAGAGTTTCGTCTGATGAATGACGATTCTATTGAGGCTGTAATCCCTGATCCTCGTGGAGTCATGGCAGTATAGGAGATAGATGATGCCTTTTCAGAAAGTAGAGTTTGAGTTTCCTCATGATGAAGCTGGAAATGAAAGAGATCTAACTATTGAGGTAGAAGGATCTAGTGCGGAGGAGATAGATGTTACTGGCAAAAAAGCTAAAGTATCGACTTCAAGCAAAATGGATTCTTCTGACGACGATTATGAGATTGAAGTGGTTGATGATACGCCGAAAGCAGATCGTAATCGAAAACCGTCAGATCCACCTGAAGATGTTACCGAAGAAGAGTTGGCGGATTACTCCGAAAAGGTTCGACGTCGTATTCAACATTTTAGTAAGGGATACCATGATGAGCGTAGAGAGAAGGAAAAGGCAATTCGTGAGCGCGAAGAGTTAGAGCGCCTTTCTCAACGTCTTGTTGATGAGAACCAAAAACTCAAAGAGACCGAGCAGAGGAGCCGAGCCGCGCTTCTTGAAAATGCTAAAAAGGCAAATGAAGCTGAAATAAGCTCTGCTAAACGCGCTTATAAACGTGCGTATGATGCAGGCGATTCTGAGAAAGTTTTAGAAGCGCAAGACAGGCTGACAACAGCAAAACTAAAGTCTGGCAAACTTGAAGAGTTTGATATACCTGAAGCTAACTATCAGTTACCTGTTGATGAGTCTCAACAAGGTAATACATCACCACCTGTGCAAATTGACGAAAAGACACAAGCGTGGCAAAAAGCTAATCCATGGTTTGGTCCTGATGACGAAATGACAGGTTTTGCTTTAGCTTTTCACAAGAAACTTGTCAAACAGGGTGTAGACCCTCAAACTGACGATTACTACGAGCGCATTGATGCTCGTATGCGAGAAGTATTCCCCGAAAATTTCGAGGATGAACCGGACGTAAGACCAAAGTCCAACAATGTGGTTGCCCCCGCTACGCGGAGCACAGCGCCTAAGAAAATTAGGCTTACGCAAACACAACTAACGTTAGCAAAACGCTTAGGTCTTACACCAGAACAGTACGCCAAACAGGTTGCATTAGATATGAGGAAGAACAATGGCTGAGAATCGTCTAGATCGAGAACTTAAATCTCGTGAAAAAACGACCCGCAAAAAAGGTTGGAAGCGCCCTGAAGTATTACCCTCACCCAATCCTGAGCCGGGTTACGAATTTCGATACATTAGAGTTAGTTCACTAGGTAACGTCGATGCCACAAATGTTTCTTCCAAACTGCGTGAAGGTTGGGAGCCAGTAAAAGCCTCAGACCATCCAGAGATTACGTTAGTCACAATCGAGAATGATCGGTTTAAAGACAACATAGTGATTGGTGGTTTGTTGCTGTGCAAAGCTCCGGTAGAACTTATCGAAGAGCGTAATGAATATTACCAACAGCAGACGAAATCTCAGATGGAGTCTGTAGATAACAACCTCATGCGAGAGAACGATCCTCGTATGCCTCTTTTCCATGAGAGAAAAACGAAGGTCACTTTTGGTAACGGAACTTAATTTAGGAGCTTAAAATGGCTTATCCTACTATAAGTAGTCCTTATGGACTTATTCCGGTAAAACTGTTAAGCGGCTCTCCTTTTGTGGGTGTTACTCGCCACTTCAAAATCGCAAGTGGTTATTCAACAGCCATTTTTTATGGGGATGCTGTCAAACTCGTTACCGGAGGCACTGTCGAACGTGATACGTTTGATGCGGCCATGACACCTGTGGGTGTCTTCCTCGGCTGTACTTACACCGATCCTAATTTGGGTCATAAGGTGTTTAGACAGTCTTATCCAGCAAGCACTGTAGCATCTGATATTCAAGCGTATGTTATTGACGCCACTGACGTGCTTTACAAGGTTGCAGTAGTATCTTCTGGTACTACTATCGGTGACCTTGCACAGACCGATATCGGTGCTAATGTTGCAGGTGTAGATAACACTGGTGATTCAGCTTCGGGTAACTCACGTTGCGCGATTTCAGACACTAGTGCTACTACTAGCACTCTTCCTTTCCGCATTGTCGAATTGGTTGAGGAAACTAAAAACAGCTCGGGTGGTTTTACTGAGGCTTACGTTAAGTGGAACGCAGGTCACCAGTACGACAACACGACTGGCGTATAAGGAGATTTGAGCAATGGCTATTTCACGCGCCCAGCTACTAAAGGAACTCCTGCCCGGACTAAACGCATTGTTTGGAATGGAGTACGCAAAATACGGCGAAGAGCACGCCGAAATCTATGAAACCGAAACCTCAGACCGCTCATTTGAGGAAGAGACTAAGCTATCGGGCTTCTCAGCCGCACCTGTCAAAAATGAAGGTGCCGCGATTGAATATGATAGTGCACAAGAAGCGTTCACTGCTCGTTATACGCACGAGACGGTCGCAATGGGCTTTGCTATAACCGAGGAGGCAATAGAAGATAATCTTTATGACTCGTTGTCTGCTCGCTATACAAAAGCTCTTGCCCGTGCTATGGCGTATACCAAGCAGGTCAAAGCCGCCGCTATTCTTAATAGCGCTTTTGACACGAACACTACTTACGGTGACGGTAAAGCACTCTGTGCTACTGATCACCCACTAGTAAGTGGTGGAACCAACTCAAACGAGCCAGCCACTGCCGCTGATCTTAACGAAACCTCTCTTGAGGCGGCTGTTATTCAGATTGCAGGTTGGACCGATGAGCGTGGGCTTCTTATCGCCGCTAGACCCCGTAAGCTGATCATCCCACCCAATCTACAGTTTGTAGCAACTCGTTTGCTCGAAACTGAAGGTCGTGTGGGTACAGCCGATAATGATTTGAACGCGATCCGCAACAACGGATCAATCCCAGAGGGTTATTCTATTAACCACTATCTCACGGATACTGATGCGTTCTTCTTGTTGACTGACGTTCCTAACGGTCTTAAGCACTTTGTCCGTACACCAATGGCTACATCTATGGATGCTGACTTTGATACTGGCAACAGTCGTTATAAGGCTCGTGAGCGTTATTCGTTCGGTGTGTCAGACCCATTAGGCATTTTCGGTTCACCCGGTGCTTAATAAGAGGGGGGCTTAATTGCCCCCTTTCTTTTTGTATGGTATAAAAAATTAATCCCTGACAGTCGCATCCCGTGACTGACACTAGCCGAGACAGGAGATTCACATGGCTAACACTACTTTTAAAGGTCCAGTCCGTTCGGAAAATGGTTTTAAAAACATAGTAGAAAGTTCTACAACCGGTAGTTTGACTAGCGAAATGACTCTTTCGCAGTACACCGCTACGATCACTGTGGCTAATGGTGCTACTACAGGTAAAGAAAGTTCGATAGGTATCCCTTCTAACTTCATACCTATGGGCGTAACTGTTGCCGTAACTACAGCCGCCGCTAACTCAGTAACACTAAATGATATTGGCACTGATGCTGATACAGATGGTTTTGTGGATGGTATTTCTGCCGCTGTAAATAGCACTGGGTTTAAAGGATTCTTCCCTTGCAACGGTGTTTTAGGTATGTCTGGTGGTGCTACAACTGCCGCTACTGAGACAGCAGATGAAGTAGAAGTTGTTCTTTCTGGCGATCCGGGTGGAGACACTGTGGTAGTTCTTAAGTTCTTTGGTCTATCAAGCTCATCAGATGCTTCCTAAGCAAAGGAGTAAACGATGCCTAGATCAGACGTTCAAAGTAAACGAGTTACAAGCACGGGATCTTTAGGTGTTGGACCTGCACGTATAAGGCAGATCCAAATACTATCAACTTCTGGTAGCCCACGACTCACTGTCACTGATGGTAGTGGTGGTAGCACCGTGCTAGATCTGGATTTTGCGGCTTCTGACTCTCATTCTGTAAACATTCCTGATGATGGTATACGGTGTCA